CTCCGTTCTTGAAGAGAGAGGAGAAGTATAGGCAAGGACGATATTATCACCCCAAACTTTTACAAAGTTTCCGTTTTCATCGACAAAAACAGATTTTCCAATGTAAATATTTTGGATTTCAAAGATTTCTTTAAGAAAATCAAGTGTTACCAGCTTATTTTTAGTATCACTAATCATTCCTTTAAGTTTTTCGTGTCTTTTTAAAACTCTCCAGGAATCGTGACCAATAACCATAGTGTTTGGGTCTTGTGCGATTTTTCCTGCAACTGCATCTTTAGCATCATCGATTACTTTAACCGGGTCTGAATCAGCGTGAGTAAACTTTGAAGTTCCGGCTAAAATAATTTTGTTTCCTGTCGGATAATTTGCAGGGTTTTGAACCAAATCAGCACATTGAGTTTCGTGTTTTAGCTTTAACCCTTCAGTTACAACATTAGTCGCATGGAGCTGAAGTTTTACCTTTTTAGATTCGTCTTCTTCCCTGTAATCAATTGGATAAGCCAAATCGTGCTCGGTTAATGTTGCCGATTTTTTGTTGAAACCTTTGGGGCTCATTACGTTGGAATTGGCTCTAATCGCACGCTCAGTGTTATATACCTGAAAAGCTTCCTTGTTAAATTCAAAAATATCAATCTTTTCAGATTCTGAATCAATAGTAGGGAAAAGGGCATCTGCAATAAAAGCATTATTGCTGTAGCCTCTTGCTACCTCGGATAAATACGCATTTATCCTTAAATCTTCTAATCTTCCCATTGTGTCTCCTATTTATAAATCTTTAGTAATGCGTCTTTAAAAGGTATTTGCTCTTTTTCACTCAACACTTTTGCCTCTTTATAAATCTCAAGGCTATCTTCATCAGCACCTGCAAAATCTACAAAGTCAGCTTCAGACTTTTGCTTGTCTTTTGTAGCAAATTCTCCAAATTCAACCTGTTTTGGCAGGGATTTGATGAATTCCTTAAATTCCTCAATAGGATTTTCGTCTTCCTTGAACTGAGGAACACTATCGAGCATAGTAAGGATTTTTAAGCTCAAATCTCTCTGATTTGGAGTCAAATTGCCGTATGCAATTTGCTCGTTCAAAAACTGTTCAAATTCTGAACGCCTCATTTGCAGGCGTAGCCTTGATAATTCCTGTTCAGCTTTTTGCCTTGCGATTGAATCATCTTGCATCTTTGATATTTGTGCAGACATTTCCTGTACTTTTTCTTGTAAGCCGGTAACAATTTCAGTAGTTTCTTTTTTACCGCTAAAGAGTTTGATTTGGCTCTCTAATTCTGAAACCTGCTCTTGTAACTTAACAAGCTCCTGATTTTCTTTTATTTCAGGTTCCTCTGCTTCCATCTCAAAAACATAAACTTCTGATTCGCCTTCTTTAAATTCAACAGGGTTCATTCCTTTAACCTGCGGAATTGCAGCACCCAAGAAAGAAACCGCTTTTAAATACGGTTTTTTGCCTTCAAGTTCTCTGTATATTTCAACAGAGATTTTCTTGTATTTACCTGCTTGAACATAATCTTTAAGCTCATCAGCTACATCTCTAAATGATGCTTTTAGTTTGCCGTTATCAGATTTCAATCCTGACACCCAACCAAAAGCCGGTCCTTTTTGTTCATGGTCAAGTGTTATAGGGGCTTCGCAGAATTTAGGGTCATAATTGCCGGCAAGTGCTTCAACATCTTGAGATGAAAAAACTCCCTGCGGATATTTTCCTGCTTTGAATACTTCAAAAAATTTCAAATCTAATCCTCCTACCAAGAAACAGGTTCTTTAGTAACAGCTCTTAAAGCTCCGTTGATGACGGTCAAGCCGATAGCCTGAGTTGCAGGGTCAATAATAAATCCTGTTTTACTCTGAACAGCAATGCCAAGAGCAGAGAGGATGTTTACCCAGAAAGTTTTTGATTGCCAGAATTTTTTAGCTTCATTCATTTTTTAGTCCTCATATTTTTTACTAAAAGTTTTTCAAACGAAATTTATATGAGGGAGTATAAGCTCTTCCTGAAAGTAATTTCAAAGACACTTTCACTAAAACTTTGTCTAGCACTCTGTCTTTGAAATCGGATTTTCAAAACGCTATGGTGATAAAAAATCCAATCTGTTTTTCCTTTGGCGAAATATATTCGCCAATTCTTTTCTAAGTAAATTTAGGGGGCAAAATGTCTGAAACCGCTTTATTAATCGAGCTTGTAAAAAACATCGGCTTTCCTGCCGTGATTTTTGCTATTTGGTACATCTACCACAAATCACAGGTTAAAACCTTTGAAGATGTAATAAACAACAACTTCAAGGTTTTAAAAGATTTGCTTGAAACTAATCAATACCACGCAGCGATTTTGTCCCGAATTGAGAGCAAGATAGACACTAATTTATGGTGTCCGATTCTCAAAAGATCACTAAAACACAATGATGACGAGGTTTTATATGAACATCGAAAAAATGCAGTATAAAGGGCAATTAGCAGAGTTAAGAAAAAAGTTTAAATCACTCGATACAGAAGCATCAGGATTGATTATTCTTATCCGTTCCTTTTTAAATCCTTACGAAGAGGACGTTACAAGGCTTGAAACTGATAAATCCGCTCAGGCAATGGCGAGATTAAATTCTATTGTCCTTGAAATGCAGGCATTAAAATCAAAAATTCAAAAAATGGAGTCTGATCTTGAGTAAGAAGCATATTTTCTATAATGAAGCTGAAAGGCTTTATGTATATGAATTTCTTGGAATTGAAGAAGTAGCTTCAAGGCTTAATCTTGGCTCAAGAACTATCAGAAACTGGAAAGACGAAAACGATTGGGAAAAGAAGAAAAGAGAATATTTGAAGTCAAAATTGGCATTTCATGAGGAATTGTATGAATTTGCAAGAAAGCTGATGTATTCAATTCAGGAAGATCTTGCAAACGGAGAAAAAGTTGACCCGGGCAGAATGTTTGCTTTTACCCGTATGCTTCCATTGATTACAAAAATCAAGGAATACGAGGATGTTGCAGCTAAAAAAGAGCAGAAGGAAGAGAACAAAGGCTTAACGGAAGATATTGTAAAACTTATCGAAGAAGAAGTTTTGGGGATAAAGCTAAATGAACCTTAATAAGTATTTTCTCCCCTATCAACAAAGATGGCTGAGCGATAACAGCAAAGTTAAAATCTGGGAAAAATCCAGAAGGATTGGTGCTACTTACGTTCAGTCATACGAAGACGTGAGGGACTGCGTAAGCAAAAAAGTTCCCTCCGTCTGGTTTTCTTCAGCTGACGAGTCAGCTGCAAGAGAATACATTGCTTACTGCGAGCAATGGACTAAGTTATTTAATATCGCCGCAAAACCGCTTGGTAATGTTGTTATAGATTCAGAAAAAGATATTAAAGCCTTTGTTATTGAATTTGCGAATGGTACAAAAATTCACGCACTATCTTCAAATCCCAAAGGATTCCGTTCTAAAGGCGGAAAAGTTGTACTTGATGAATTTGCACACCACGATAATCAGGATGAATTATGGAAAGCAGCAAGACCCTGCGTAACGTGGGGATTTCCACTCAGGATTCTTTCTACTCATAACGGACAGAACTGCAGATTTTTTAAGTTCATCGAGCAAGTAAACAAGGGAAAACTTAACTGGTCATCGCATACAACTCCGATACAGCTTGCTGTTGATGAAGGTTTAGTCGATAAAATTCTACAAAAACAGGCAACTCTTGAAGAAAAAGAAAATTGGCTAAACGAGCAGAGAGATAACTGTTTTGATGAATATACCTGGTTGCAGGAGTACTGCTGTGAAGCAATAGATGAAGCAAGCGCATTTTTAACTTATGAGCTGATTCATACCTGCGAGTTGGATGGTTTATACAGAGAACTGTCAGAGATAACAGGTGATTTGTTTGTTGGAATGGATATTGGCAGAAAGAAAGATTTAACAGTTATTTGGATACTTGAACTACTCGGAAACGTTAAGTACACAAGAGCCATAAAGGAATTGGAGCGAACACCGTTTCATATTCAGGAAGAAGTTTTATCAAATATCCTAAAACACAGAAATTTAAGACGTTGCTGTATAGATGCGACAGGGCTTGGAATGCAGTTGGCGGAAACTGCTCAAAAGAAATTCGGGCAATACAGGGTTGAAGCTATAACATTCACAAACAAGGTAAAAGAAGAGCTTGCGTATAACTTGCGAACTAATTTTGAAGATAAAACAGTGTATATACCATCCGAACACGACATCAGAGAGGATTTGCACTCAGTTAGACGAATAACAACAACGGCAGGAAATATCAGGTTTGATGTTGAAAAATTTGATACATCAGGTCACGCAGACAGGTTTTGGGCATTGGCTCTTGCACTTCATTCGGCAGCAGGTAATGCAGGACCTGTAAATATTGCATCAAGACAAAGAAGGGAAAGTTATGAACTTACGAAAAATTATTAAAAGTTATTTAAGACGATTTGAGGCTACTTTTAAAAGTTTTGCATAGTTTGATGCCCAACTTATACAAAAAATCCAATACAGAGAAATTTAAATGGTTTTTAAACGGCATTTATAAATAATTTAGAAGGTAAAATATGGCAGATAAAAATATCAATATTTCAAATGAAATAGCAACCAGAAAACGCTCATACAATTTTTATTCTCTCGGGATGATTTTGCCTGATCCTGACCCAGTGCTAAAAAAACAGGGCAAGGATATAAGGGTATATAAAGAATTGCTGTGCGATCCGCACGTTTGGGCCTGTGTTCAATCAAGAAAAGCAGGAGTTCTTTCTCTTGAGTGGGAAATTGATAGAGGTAAAGATAAAACTCAGCAATCGCAGTTTGTTGAAGATTTCTTTAAATCTATTGATTTGCACTCTGTTATATCTGAGATATTAAACGCTTCATTGTTTGGTTTTCAGCCATTAGAAATTATCTGGAAGAAACAAGGGAATATGATTTTACCCTCTGAAATTAAAGCAAAACCTCCTGAATGGTTTTGTTTTGATGATGATAACAAGCTTAAATTCAGAACTAAAGAAAATTACAACGGTGAAGAACTGCCAGATAGAAAGTTTTTATGTCCTCAATCCAACCCCAGCTATGAAAATCCGTATGGAGAAAGAACTTTATCCCGTGTTTTATGGCCTGTTGGTTTTAAAAAGGGTGGCTTGAAGTTTTGGGTAATATTTACTGAAAAATACGGAATGCCGTTTTTAGTCGGTAAACACCCGAGAGGCACAAGCAAGGAAGACACTGACAATCTTGCCGATATGCTTGAGGCTATGGTGCAGGATGCAATTGCGGTTATTCCTGATGACTCGAGCGTGGAAATTATGGAAGCAGCAAAGGCTTCATCTGCTGATGTTTTTGACCGGCTTATAGATAAAATGAATGCCGAGATTTCAAAAGCAATACTCGGGCAGACTTTAACAACAGAACTTGGCAGTGGTGGAAGTTTGGCAGCTTCTAAAACTCATATGGAAGTGAGAAAAGACATTATAGATGCTGATAAAAAGGTCGTTGAACGAACTCTAAATCAGCTTATCCATTGGATTTATGAGATTAACTTTAACGAAAAAGACATACCGAGCTTTGAACTATACGAGGAAGAAGATGTTGATCTAACCCTGTCACAAAGGGATAAAACCCTTGCTGATACAGGGGTTAAGTTTACAAAGGAATATTTTATGAAGACATACGGTTTTGAAAATGAGGATATCGAAGTGCCGGAGATAGAACCGGTTAAAGATAAAGAGCCAGCATTTAGTAATTTTAAAGAATCACAGTTTCCTGACCAACAGGCTATCGATGATTTTATCGGTTCATTTTCTGATGAAGAACTTCAAAAGCAGGCTGAAAAACTTTTAAAGCCAATATTGAAAAACATTGATAAATGTACTTCTTACGAGGAAATTTATGAAAAATTATCAGAGCAAGGCTTAAATACAACCCAGATTGAAACAATCCTGCAAAAAATCTTCTTCATAAGTGAAGTATGGGGGAGGCTAAGTGCAGATGATTAAATATTTGGATATGTTTTCAGGTATTGGAGGGTTCAGACTTGCTTTTGATAATGCAGGGTTTAAAAGCATAGGATTTTGCGAAATAGACCCGTATTCCAGAGGTTTATACAAAGCATATTTTGATACAGACGGAGAATTAGAGATTCATGATGCAACAAAAATCAAACCTGAAGAACTCCCGGACTTTGACATCCTTGTTGGAGGATTTCCTTGCCAGGCTTTTAGTATTGCAGGAAAAAGACGGGGATTTAATGACACAAGAGGCACACTCTTCTTTGATATCGCTAGGATTTTGTCATACAAAAAACCCCAATATTTTTTACTCGAAAACGTTAAAGGCTTACTTAGCCACAACAGTGGAAGAACTTTTGCAGCTATCATTAAAATTCTCACCAACATTGGGTATAGGGTTGAATGGCAGCTTCTTAATTCTAAGTTCTTCGGCGTTCCTCAAAACAGGGAAAGAGTGTTCATTGTCGGATGTCTTGGAGGAACAGGTGCAGGAAAAATATTTCCTATCTCAAGCATCGGTACAGAAAATTCTGGTAAAATCGGAAAACCTGAAAGACACCCCTTAAGTAAAGGTGAATCTCAAGGGAATAGAGTTTATTCAACAGACGGTACAAGCTCTTGTTTGACCTCACAAGGTGGCGGACAAGGCGGAAAAACAGGGCTCTATTTCATAAACAAGCCAAGATTCGACCAATACAAAGCTTCTGATATTGTTGAAACTTTAAAAGTTGCAGGGGATACTCCTTTAATGCGCGTAAGAAATGGCACTAAAAAGGGCTATGATGAAGCACAGATTGGTGATGGCATAAACTTAGCTTACCCGCACAGTAAAACAAGACGGGGACGTGTCGGGAAGAAGGTTTCTCAAACTCTCGATACTCACTGCCAAATGGGAACAATTGACGGCTATCGAATAAGAAGATTAACTCCGCTTGAATGTTTCAGGCTTCAAGGATTTCCTGATGATATGGTCGCAAAGGCAAGAGTGCTTGGGCTTTCTGATAACAGATTATATAAAATGGCAGGAAATGCTGTAACCGTTCATGTCGTTGAAACTATTGCAAGAAAAATTATGAATTTTATACAGGAGGAAGCTAATGAGCGAAACTCCTGATTTAAAATATTTGATAAGTTTAAAGCCTGAGCGAGCCATAAAATACCTTAAAGACAAAGGTTATAAGTTCAGTTGGGACTGGGAAGAAATCTGGCAGGATGCTCATCAAAAATCCTTTACAGTGGCAAAAGTTATGCGAGAGGACATTCTCAAGGATATCAGAGAAAATGTTGAAAAATCTATGCAAGAAGGTTTAACCCTGCAACAGTTCAAAAAAGAACTTGAACCAAAACTAAAGAACAAAGGCTG